CCCCGCGAGGGGGCCCGGCGTCAGTGCAACCTGGGCCTAATCAACCCAGATAATGGGGAATAACATCCCCAGGACCTGAAGGAGCTGGTGCCTATCCCAGTCTTGTCCTATGATGAAGCGTAGATCACGCGTTCATCAGCCACTCCACCAGAAGGTGGGGTGGGTAGACCACACGTACCGCAGTCTATGCGGTCCGGGGATCAGTTTGCCTGCACCGTCAAAAGTGCAGAAGACTGGTAAGACGAAGGTAGGGAGTCAGACAACTGACTCGGAGGAGCATCCTGGTTGGAGGAAACGTCTAAAAGACAATCCCTCTCACCAGGACGTCGGCGGAGACTTTTGGACCCAGAAGAGATACGCACATGGGAAAGCTTCCTATGTGAGTGTCGAATCTGGGGACCTTCCGTACTCCGGGTGTATTGCCCGTAGGGTTAAATACACCGGGCCTGTATGGGCCATCGACGCTGGTGCATATCCGTTCCCGCCGAGCGAAAGCTCGACGGCCACTCAGCTTGATCAGCTGGGTGCGACGGCTATTGCACGGTGCAAACCAACAAACAGTGCTGCGAACATCGGTGTCGCGATTGGCGAACTGGTTCGGGAAGGAATTCCCAAGCTAGTCACGCAGTCGTGGCAGCGACGTGCCTCAGACCTAAAAGGTCTGGGAAGCGAACATCTCAACTATCAGTTTGGTCTGAAACCGTTGGGCCAAGAAATTGGCACCTTCGCGTATCAGGTTACCCAAGCTGATCGGCTCCTTCGTCAATACGAGAGGGATGCCGAGAGGGTTGTTCGTCGCAGTTACCGTTTCCCACCAAAACACACCGTGGAGCTAGTTCAGGATTTGGCCCTATCGGACGAACCCTATTACGGGGGCGCCGAGACAGGCCTTATGAATCCTGATCTGCCAGCTTCTGAACGCAAGAAGCTGGAGGTTACCAAAACCATTTCTCAAGAGAGATGGTTTACTGGAACGTTTATCTACTATCTTCCGCGCGGGTATGATGCCCGCAACGAGATGGACAGAAAAGCGCTTCTAGCCAAGGAAATCCTTGGTCTAGATCTCGATCTCGAGACCATATGGAACCTTGCTCCATGGAGCTGGGCCGTTGACTGGTTTTCGAACGCTGGAGATGTTATCTCCAACGTAAACGATTTCCTTGAAGACGGTCTGGTGATGCCGTATGGTTACATGATGGAACACACCATTGTGTCCTACCAATATACTCGAAAGTTCCAGAACCTCATGAGGTCTGGTTCAATCGATTCCCACGTAACACTGGTTACTGAAACCAAGATGCGTAGGAAGGCAAACCCATTCGGGTTCGGAGTTAGCTGGAGTGGACTTTCCAAGCTCCAGTACTCGATTCTCGCTGCTCTCGGGATTACCCGGAAGAAGTGAGAGTTCGCACCATGACGTCAAACGCCAACGGGAGCCAACTTAGCTCCTAGGAGAGACACGCCTATGTCACTACCCGACCCGAACACCGTCACGATCTCGGGGACAACGACACCCTTGCCACGCACTAGCGTGGACGAGGACTCGTCGAAGTACACGAGCTCGGACGGTTTGATCGTCCTGGCCGCCTCCCATGACTATGGGAAGCGAATCAGGCGAATGATTCGGCTCGACATCTCGAAGCTCACCGCCGATCCGTTCAAGCCCAGCGAAAACGTGAAGGTCGGAATGTCCGTTTACACGGTTTTCGATCTTCCCGCTGCTGGGTTCACGAACGCAGAGGCGCTCGCGGCCTTCGTTGGCTTCAACACCAACTTGACCGCAACTTCGAACGCCACCATCACCAAGCTCCTTGGGGGCGAGTCCTGACACTGTGTCAAGACAACGTCCCTTCGTGAGAAGGATGAAGGAGAAGTGGGAACGCGTCCTGGCTCAAATCGAGTACAGGCGCGCTCGTCGCTCTCTCCGCGGTAGCGTGGCAAGCACTCTTCCCGATGGGGATACCGGTGTCCACATTCGTGGAGTGAAGTCCTCTGAAGAGGATCCGCTCTACATTCGTGGGCCCGAACCCTCGTGGGGGAATCGCGCTGGAGACTACGTCGACAATCCCGTCGAAACGAGCTTTGGCCGACGCCACACCGACGTCTACATGGATAAGATCGCCACCAAGAAGTTGGTGGTAATCGCCGTGTTTGTCGTCGAAGTGGTGTGTCTTGCCGGTGATACGTTCTTCCTCAGGGGCAGTTCTTGCCCTTGAATCGAACGAGGTAGTTGTACACAGGTCTTCTATTAACCCACCAGAGGCCTTGCGCCTCGAAAGGAATGAAGTTGAATCATCACCAATCGGAGCGCTACATTGGCCTCCACGAAGCATGTAAGTTGTCGATGGACCTCGAAAACGAGGCCATCGTCAATCCGAGGGAAAGCGAGATGACCCTTGGCTTCCAAGCCAGGATCGTTTCGCTCCTTCGCTTGCACGACATCAACATGGCCAGCTTTGACAAGCTGGTCGTTGGCGACGGGGTTTGGACGCTCTACCAGTACCTTCGGGGAAACCCGGAGGTGCCGTGGAACGTGCTCACCCTGCTCCGTGACTGGTTGTCCGTGTTCAACGAGACGGGGTTCGACATGGTCGAATCCTACCCGCTGAGCAACGGTAACACCCAGGGATTCTAGGGGGCTTGTGTCGTCTAGGCTAGGGAAGGTCCGGCCTCCGCGTGAAGCGGGGGTAGACCTGAAAAGCCTGACGTCTCTCTGGTCCTGCACGGCCAATGAATTGGCTGTGCGATGCTGCACTAGCGCCGCTCGCGACATAACAACTGTCACGAGACGCGTTGAACACGAGGGGTTATCGTTTCTAGCGATTACCCTGGCGAACTACGGAAAAGCCATCGAGAGGTGGCTAGACCGTGGTATCGTCGACCCTTCGGACGCAACCGAATTTCGATTCGGGAGTCGTCGTACTGGTTTCCCTCCGTTCCTGGAGGGTTTCCTTGGTCTGGTGTTCAACCGAGCTAGTGGAACGGTTCTCGATTCGCCGTCCATCGAAGCAATCTATGCCTTGCGCCAGCTGACGCTGGGGTTTGGCAAGATAGCCCTCCCCGACCATCCCAGTGATGGGGTGGTCTCCCTCCTTGGCGACCGTAAGGTCGTCTCGGAGAAACGGGAGAGGTTAGCGATGGGCGGTTTCATCGAGTGTGAGCATGAAGTCAGGGCAGCTGGTGCACGGTTGTTTCCCCATGACTGGGAGGAATTTAACCGTATCGCCAGCTTGCTTTACGACGAGCTCTTCCTAAAGGTGGACAGCGATGTCCGCCTACGGAAACTCGTACCTAAGCATGGCTCAGGCAGTGTCGCTGACAAACTTACCAGCAATGGCAAGTGGAATCAGCGAACCTGGCCATCCCGTCTCAGGCAGTACTTTCCGCCTGAGCAGTTCCTGATTACGAACGAGAAACCTTACAAGGTCAATCGAATGTACCAGGAACTGGACTTCATCGAACCTGGAGACGAGATCCCCGTCAAGGTGATCTCGGTTCCTAAAACGCTCAAAACGCCCCGGATTATCGCGATTGAGCCTACTGCGATGCAATATGCGCAGCAGTCTCTCTTGCGGTCGTTCCGTGATCATTTAGCGGAAGATAACCTTCTCCGCTCGATGATTGGAATTGAAGACCAGGAGCCGAATAGGCGAATGGCCTTCACCGGATCCCTCACTGGGGATCTGGCCACACTCGATCTGAGTGAGGCTTCCGATCGCGTTTCGAAGCAGCATGTAGACAACCTGTTGGGATCCTTCTCCGAATTGCACGGAGCTGTGATGTCCAGTCGGTCGTCGAAGGCTGCTGTACGAGGACACGGGGTAATCCCGTTGTCCAAGTTCGCGTCTATGGGTTCAGCCCTCTGCTTCCCCATCGAAGCCATGGTCTTCTTGACCGTGATCTTTGTTGGGATTCAGAAGGAGCTAACCGAACCGCTTTCCCGAGAGGTCCTGGTAAGGGACTTTCTCGGGCGGGTGCGTGTCTTCGGGGACGACATCATTGTCCCCGTTGATATGGTGCTGTCCGTTGTTCACGAACTCGAGAACTTCGGTTTTCGTGTTAACGTGGGCAAGTCTTTCTGGACCGGTAGGTTCAGGGAGTCTTGCGGACGGGAGTTCTACGATGGCGAGGACGTTAGTATTGTCCGTATCCGTCGTGTTCTCCCGCGACAGCGGCAGGACGTGATCGGTGTAATATCAACCGTGTCGCTGCGCAACCAGGCCTACTGGGCCGGGTTGTGGCAGACCGCGCGTTGGCTGGATAACTACCTCTCGGAGCTCCTTAGGGAGTTTCCGAACGTAGGTCCAGATTCGCCGGTGTTGGGTAGGGAAAGCGTGCTGGGTTACCAATTCAGCAAGCTCGACCCGAATACGTATGGCCCCTTGGTTAAGGGCTACTATATACGTGCCAAATCTCCGCTCGATCCGTTGAACGGGGAAGGTGCCCTACTCAAGTGTCTCATAGGTAATCCTGAGGAGCTCCCGAAATGGGATCCCCTTAGAGACCTAATCGACGTCGCAAGCGTTGAAAATGAGCACTTGGAACGTTCTGGACGTCCCAAGCACGTCAGCATCAAGCTTGGGTGGAGGCCCCCGTATTAGAGGGGGTCGGATCACCTTGGTGGTGATTCGCGGGAGATGACAATGTCATCCTCCTCCACATGGACCGGTAGTCAGCCGACCATGTGGTGCGCCACTTGACG